AAAGTGCAGGGGCTTCCCCGAACAAAGAGTACGTTTCTTATCTGTTCACCCAAGGTGCAATCGCTTCTGGCGAACAGCTTGGCTTGCAGACAGAAACCGACCGTGACATCCTCGCCAAGAGTGATGCAATGTCGATTGACCTTCACTACGTCTACCACCCGGTAGGTTCGAAGTTCTCCTCTGCTGTTTCAAATCCAACTCGCGCACAACTGCAAACGGTTGGAAACTGGACGAAGGTTTACGAGACCAACAACATTGGGATCGTGCGGATTACTTCCACTTCTAACCTTGATTGAGGGAGTAATTAACCATGGCATCCATTTTTGAGGCAACAGCGGGCAAACTCATTGGCCCGACAACTGGCGGCACTGTTACCCAGGCCACCAGTAAAGCGACAGGTGTGACTCTGAACGCAGCTTCAGGTCAAATCACCCTTGACGATGCAGCCCTAGCGGCTGCCGCTGAAGTGACCTTCGTGGTCACCAACAGCGAGATCAGCGCCACTGACGTAGTGGTGGTGAATCACAGTTCTGCTGGTACTGCTGGCGCTTACTTGGCGCAGGCAACCAACATCGCTGCTGGTTCATTCAAGATCACCGTTGCGAACCTGTCTGCAGGTTCACTAGGAGAGGCCATTGTCCTTTCCTTTGTAGCTCTGAAGGGCGCAAGCTCCTGATGGGTTTATTCGCTTTCAGGCGAATGAAGGAACGCGAGGCTGCTGCGAAAGCAGCGGCCTTAGCCCCTGAAAAGCCAAAACCAAAGACTTCTAACGTGAAGCCCGATGGCAGTATCAATCGACGCAACAGCGGGCGGAGCAAGCGCCAACAGCTACATCACCCTGGCTGAGGCTGATGCCTTTGTTGAAGCGATGGTTGAAAGCACTGACGCTGCCAAGTGGACGACAGGCAATGCAGATTCACGAAATCGTGCGTTAACAGCAGCAACACAGCGGCTTGACCGCGAAAGATTTTTAGGCGCACGCGCCACTGACACACAGGCACTGCAATGGCCGCGTACTGGCGTGCGAAAGCCCGATACCTACGTCAACAATTATTCAAGCGGATTCCCATTTCGCATCTCTGACGATTATTTCACCGACACCGAAGTTCCTGATCAGGTCAAGCGTGCTCAGATTGAGCTTGCTGTTTACCTAAAAAACAATGTTGACGGCATCAGCCTTGGTGGCCTTGAAGACTTCAAGAACGTCAAGGTCGGCAACCTTGACGTAACGCCTGACAAGACCGGTGCTGTTGGTGCAGATCGCATCCCGCCAATGGTCGAGCGTTACTTGACAGGGCTTAGAATTAGCGGACCAGGCAACATCGCAATCAAACGGAGCTGATCATGGGCATGGGTTATTCGCCGTCAAAGGCAATCATCATTACTGATACAGCCGCGCACACTGGCAGGTTTTACAAGGTGGAAGCCTTGAAGAATGCAGTTATTGCCGCGATGACTTCTGAAGGCATTACTGAGAACGGATCGGGTGCTCCGTCTGCAATTGATCTTCATCACGGTGCTTGCATCGAAGGCGTGATCTTTACTTCGATTACTTTGACCTCTGGTCACGTCGTTGTTTATAGCGTCTGATGGGACTTGCTCAAAAGGTTGCAAATGTGGCCGGTACCGTCATCTCAAAGTTTGGCGGTGATGTGACAGTTCGTTACGTTTCTGCTGGTGGTTATAACGCCACCACGGGCGCAATTGCTGAGACAACCAGCGACACCGACGTTAAAGGTGTGCTGGAAGGCGTGAGCGTTCGCGAGGTAAATGAGCTTGTTCAGCAGGGTGATAAACGTTTGACGGTTGCTGCTACTGATTTGCCATCAGCACCAGAAACAAAGGATCGCGTTGTGATTAGCACGATTGTGCATCAAATCATTCGCGTTGAAACTACAGAGCAAGACAACACGGCGATTACTCACGAACTAATCCTGAGGGCATAACGATGGCGCGTCAAATCAAGCTGAACCAGATTGGAAATCACATGCAAGATCAAGTCTTGCGGCTTGTTCGCGCTACCACGTTGGAATGGGAAGCACGCGTAAAAGTTCAAACCCCGGTTGATACGAGCAGGCTTAGGGACGGATGGGAAAGTCGAGTGCAAGGCTTTACAGGCGAAGTCACAAATATCGTGGAATATGCTGAACCGGTTTGTTATGGCACCAACCTGCCGTCTTCGTGGAAAGGCGAATATCGAACACGCCAAAACACTGTCCCTGGATTCCCTGATTTAATTGGCAAAGAACTTGAATCATGGGCACAACAGCAGTATCGAAAAATCCTTAAGAGCACCTAATGGCTGCCGCTGATCTCAACGCTATTCGAGCCACCGTTGAAGGCAGGCTTGCGACAGAGCTGGCTAGCAGCCCTGCAATCCCAGTCGTGTTTCACAACATGGCGTATGAGCCAACGCCTAACTCGTCGTTTGTTCAATGCCTTGTCAGCTTTGGTGCAAGCGAGTATTTAGGCCAAGGGCTTACAACTAATTCTCAGAATCGAATTGTCGGCCTTGTTGTGATCAGCATCTTTTCCGCCAAAGGTGTTGGCCCCGGAGCTAATTTTACTATCGGCAAAAGGACTCGAGACCTTTACAATAGAGTCATCGTGTCGGGGGTTTACTTCGACGCTGCAACAGGTCCACAGGCACTGCTTTCAGCAGCACCCGAGGGCTACTTCCAAACCCAGGTCCGTGTGACCTTTGAATTTATCGAGGAACTCTGACCTATGGCTTTCTTTCGAGGCGAAGAAGGGAGCGTCAAATTTGACGACGCCGGATCTAGTGCGGCGGCGATTACTAGCACTCGGTCTTGGTCGCTGACTATTGACAAAGAAGTGTTGGGAACCACCGTGATGGGTGACACCTACGGCGGCAACGTTGGCGGAATTGTTACGGGCTCGGGCAGTGTTGAGTTGATGTATACGGCATCAAGCGGTGATGAAACCGCTGCTTTTGTCGATCACATCAACACTGCGACCGACGAAGGCACCGCGCTGTTTGAGCTGTTCCTGGACACGTCAGGCGCTAAGAAAATCAGTTTTGATGCTGTAGTGACATCGGCTGATCTCACCGCCACGGTGGGTGAAATTGAAATTATCACCGTTAATTTCACCACTAACGGCACCATCACCACCGCTATCTGATCATGGCTTTTTATCGAGGACAACAAGGCACCATCAAGTTCGACAAGGACGCTGCTGGTGCTGCTTTAGGTGAAATAGCTGCAGTGCGGTCTTGGTCGCTCTCAGTTGAAAAAGAATCGCTGGAAGTCACCGACCACGGCGATACTTTCCGCGCATACGTCGGAGGCTTAGTCAGTGGCTCAGGCTCCTGTGAAGTGCTTTACGACGCACCTGGCGCGGGCGACAAACTGGATCTAATTAAAGAGGCATTGACCACGGAAGATCCAGCTAACGCAAACTTTGAGTTGTATCTGGATGAAAGTGGCGACAAAAAAATGTCGTTTGCTGCTCTAGTTACAAGCGCAGAATATAGTGCTACGGTTGGAGAGATTGAAGTGATTTCGATCAACTTCACTGCCAACGGTACTATCACTTCCGGTATTTAATGCCTGCGACTCAAAGAACGGTTGACATGCTGGTTGGGGCGTTTGATCTCAACCAGCGTCGCAAGTTTGAGCTAAAAAACTCTGCTGGCGAAAAACTCATCGATCTGTACTTCAAGCCAATCACCCGCGCTGATCGCAAACGCGCTCAAAACCTTGCCACCAGCGAAGAAGCTTTAGACCTGTCAACGCAAATGCTTTGTCAGATTGCAGAGCTTGAGGATGGCACAAAAGCTTTCGCCTCAGCAGATGCACCGAAACTGCAACGTGAGCTTCCTGAGTCAGTTCTGAATGACATTGAGTTGTTCTTGTTTGGCCTCGGAGAGGAGGCCAGCCTTGAAGACGCAAAAAACGACTAAAGCAGGACAACTGGCTCAATTTTGAGTTTTTTCTGGCCTGCGAATTAGGAATGACAATAAGCAGGCTTCGCACGGAGTTAACCGATGCGGAGCTTGTTCATTTTGCTGCGTACTACGAATTAAAAAACGAACGGGAAAAGCAAGCTGCTGACCGCGCAAAAACCAATCGGAGGTAGCATGTCAATACTGCTGAGCGGCTATGGCTGAGTCGAATATCAAGTTAAGGGTTGATGCCAGCCAAGCTGAGGCTTCACTTAGAAAAGTCAACAGCCTGGTCGGTCAACTTGGGTTAGCACTTGGTGCGGTTGGTGTTGCTCGCAATTTTTTCAAAGGCTTTCAAGAGGCTGATAAAGCGGCTGCTGCAGTCAGCACGCTGGGCGTAAATGCTGAGAAGTTAAAAAAAGAACTATTAACTCTGTCTGCAGAGCAAGGTGGTCTTACGAGCCAAACGGAACTGCTTGCAGCTTCTTATGACGTAGCTTCAGCAGGTTTTAACTCTGCAGCTCAAGCAACAGACGTATTGCGTGCGTCTTCTTTAGGAGCCGTTGGTGGGCTGTCTGATCTAAACACAGTTGCGAATGCAACAACATCTGTGTTGAACGCTTATGGGCTGGAATCAAGCAAAGCGCAAAAAATTGTAGATGGTTTTATACAGACTCAGAACGATGGCAAAATTATCGTCGCCCAATATGCAAATCAGATTGGTCGTGTTGCACCAATATCAGCGGCGGCAGGTGTTGGAATCGATGAATTAAATGCTGCAATTTCAGCCGTAACAGCGACAGGTGTTCCGGTTGAATCTACATTTGCAGGATTGCGCCAAGTTATAGCAGCAGTAATTAAACCAACTTCTGAGGCTTCAACAAGAGCCAAAGAACTTGGCCTGCAATTTAATACAACAGCAATCAAGACAAAAGGCTTTGGTGGTTTTCTTGAAGATATTATTGAAAAGACAGGAGGCAGTGAAGCTGAGCTGTCTAAATTATTTGGAAGTGTTGAAGCCTTGGCGGCAATCATGCCGCTTGCAAATGACAAATTAAAAAAATTCAACGACAGTCTTGAGAATCAAAAAAATTCATTTGATGTTGCAAAAGATGCGGCTGAAGAGATGGGTGGAACGGTATCGGCTCAGATAACCAAGATTGTCAATAATGTAGGTAACCTTGCTCGAACATTTGATGAGGGTCTAGGCCCTGCAATCAAAGATGGCTTGGCACCTATAAACGATGTCTTACAAGCTGCTGTGGCGTTGTTTACAGCATTACCGCCGCAAGTTGTCACATTTAGCGCAAAAATTGCAGCCCTGGCAGCGGTTGCGATAACTTTAAGGAAAGTAATGCTCTTAACGTTTTTAGCAAAACTGCCTCGACTGTTAGCGGTGGTTAACGGCAAAATGGTTTTGCTGCGCTTAGCGACGATAAAATTAAAGGTTGCAATGATGGGCTTAAAAGCGGCCTTGCCTTTTGGCTTTGCGTTAATTGCTATTGACCTTGTAATTGGTAAACTTATTGATGCTCAACAAGCTCAAAAAGATTTTAACAACTTAGTAAGAGAAGGCGGAAGAGCCCAAGTTGAGGCAGCAAAGTTAGCAGAGGAGGCAAATCTAATTACGCTGCAAGGCAAAGCAGACGCTTTAACTCCGCAGCAACTTAGAAGAACCGGTCTACGAGGAAAAATTGAAAGGTCACGAGAAAGAATCGGCTTGCTTGATGCTCGGTTGTCAGAGCTGCCGATGGACAGAACAGGTAGCAATCTATTTAATCAAACTCTAGATATTCCAACCATTACATTGCCAGGAGGAGAAACAGAAGATGAAAAGAAGAAAAAGACTTTAGAGCAAATTCTTAAACTAACAAATACACAATCGCTTGCGCAAGTTAGTTTAGTAGATAAACGCCGCGAAGAAAACGAGCATTTAGCTTTAACGTTGAGCCACGGCAAAGAATTTGCAGATGTCACAAAAGAAGTGACAGACTTAGTTAAAAAAGGTGGGCTGTCGTTCAACGAGGCATTTGATCTTGTAATGACAAATCGAAATTTGAAAGAAGGAGTTGAGACTATAAATAAGCAAGCTGAAGCAACCGCAAAAGTAAAGCAACAGGCTGAGGAACTTGATACTGCTTTCCGAAGCGGCATCGTTGATGCTATTACATCCGCTATTGATGGAACTAAATCTCTAGGCGATAGTCTTTTAGGTGTTATTAAATCAATGGCAAAGCTGATTTTGCAGCAGCAATTAATGAACGCCTTGTCTGGCTTTAGCTTTTCAAGTTTCTTTGGATTTAGGGCTAACGGTGGGCCAGTGTCAGCCGGGAGCCCTTACATAGTCGGCGAGCGAGGCCCTGAAATGTTTGTTCCTAGCGGTTCAGTCAAGAGCGTGGCCAACGATCAGCTAGGAGGCAGCACCAACGTTGTCGTAAACGTTGATGCCAGCGGTACTAACGTGGAAGGCGATGAAGGCTCATCACGTCAGCTTGGCGCTCTCGTTGGCGCTGCTGTTCAGAATGAGTTAATTAAGCAGCAACGACCTGGAGGACTCTTGAGCCGATGACAGCTAGCTGGGATTCATCTGTAAATTTGCAGCCGTCTTACGGCACGACAAAGGCCAGCCAGCCGATCGTCCGTCAAGCACAGTTTGGCAGCGGTTATCAACAGGTCGGCAGCCTTGGCATCAACCAAAACCCGAAAAGTTTTTCGTTGTCTTACAACCTGTCAGAGGCAGAGTCAGACACAGTTGAAACGTTTTTAGATGCTCGTGGTGGCACTGAGAAATTTATTTTTACGCCACCAGGTGAAAGCAGCAGCATCAAGGTGCGCTGCTCCGCATGGAACAAAACAATGACAACCAAGGGCCGCGTTCAGTTGACCACAACTTTTGTTCAGGTGTTTGAAGCATGAGCACGCCGCAGTCAATTCAAGAGCAGCTTCAGTCTTTGGAGCCGTCAGCAATTATCGAGCTGTTTCAGCTTGAACTGACCGAAGCCGTCAACGGTGTTAATCAGACGTATTACTACCACGCAGGTACAAATGAACTGACCGCTGATGTTGTGTTCAATGGCTTGACGTATGCAGCCACGGCGATCCAAATAGATGGCTTTGCAACCGCAACTAAAGGCGTATTGCCTCGTCCAACGATGCGGATCGCAAACATCAGCAATGCCATCTCAGCGTTGCTGTTGCTTTACAACCCACTGCAAGCGAAAGTTACACGGATTCAAACGTGCAAAAAGTTTCTAGACGCTGTGAACTTCACAGGTGGCACAAACGCAACCGCTGATCCAACCGCAAAGTTTGAAGATCAGATTTATTACATCGATCGAGTGGCAAGCGAAAACCCGACGATGGTTGAGTTTGAGTTAGCCAGCAAGCTTGATTTAATCAACGTGGCGCTGCCACGCCGTCAAGTGCTTGAGCATTGCCCATGGGTTTACCGCGAAGACAGCACCTGCGGCTACAAAGGCAAAAAGTTTTTCGACATCAACAACAATCCGACAACAGAAGCAAATGATGTATGCGGCAAGCGTTACACCAGTTGCACCTTGCGTTTTCCTGAAGGCGATCTCCCGTTCGGAGGTTTTCCAGGTGCCAGACTTCAGATGTGATGCCGAGGCTCATGCAGCCAGGTCTTACCCGAATGAGTGCTGTGGCCTTGTTGTTAACGGTGAGTATTGGCCTTGCCGCAACACAGCAGAACTGCCGACCAGCACGTTTGTGCTTGAGCCGCGTGATTATGCCGTCGCTGCAATCATGGGCAAGGTTGAAGCTGTTGTTCATTCGCACCCAGAAGGTGGGCCAGCAAGTGAATCAGATCAAGCTGTGTGCAGCCAAGGCTCGGTGCCTTGGCATATTTGGCGTATGCCTCAACGCGAATGGTTAACTATCAATCCTTGATCGGTCTCCAGTGGGAGTACGGCAAAGCTGACTGCTTTTCACTAGTGCGCGATTGGTTCAAGCTCCAGGGAGTTGAGCTGCCGGACTACGAGCGGCCAGAAAGCCTGCAAAGCTGTGAAAGCATCTTTCTTGCAGAGGCAGAACGCATTGGATTTAAGCCAGTGACGTTACAGACGCGTCAACCTGGCGACGTGCTGATCATGCGGATGGGGACACGAACACCAATGCACGCAGCGGTGCTGTTGCCAGATGAAAGGATCTTGCATCAACAACGTGATTCGCTAAGTGCGGTCATTCCGCTTAGCAGATATTATTTGACAAGGGTTGCGGCGGTTTTTCGATATGCAGCAAGTCGTCCGACTGCTGGGTGATTTAGGCGAGCGGTATGGCGCTGAGCACGCTTT